GTGCTCATCGGCGGGTATACGGATCTGTGCAAACACATCGAGGAGAAGAACGACGTGTTCGAGATCGACGACTGCTTCTGATCACTTGCAGCCGCACAGACGCACGTCCGAGTTGATCAGGTTGTATTTCTTCGTGTGAAAGACGCGAGTGTAGCACTTTGCGTCGGCGTAACCTGCGTGATCGTCGACGAGCTTGTCGACCGTCCATTGGTTGATAGGACCGCACTTGCGAGTCTTCGTGTTCAGGACCTTCGCAACACCCTGTGCGAAGAAGTAGATCTCGCTGAAACCTTCCGTCTTGATCGTCATCGATCCCTTCTTGGGGATCGTCTTCAGCACGTCGCAGTTGAGGTAACTGTCCAGAGTCATTTCTCCGACGAGAACTGGCTTGTTGCAGTCGTTGTGGATCTTGAAGTCCGCCGACGCTGCGATGACGCAAGCCAGGAGGACGATCGCCTTGAACATCATGTTGATTTTCTATTCGTTCGATCCGATGGTGCGCATATATATTGTATCTATCACCCGGGTCAAATGACAACGAACCAACACATATCCCCCACTGCATTTGTAAAAAATACGTAAATAATAATATTATAAATATATATACAATGAGAGATATCACGTCAAATTCTTGGGATCAGTTTTTGCTTTTTGGCAGTCGCAAGGGACGGTTTGAGGAACCAACATTTTTTAAACGTCTGGGACGCACGGAGACATTTCTGGACCCTGGATACCAACCGGCCCCACCTAAATTCATTCCAGGTGTCGAAATTTTCACTCCGAAATCCATCTTAATGTTTGGAGGCTCTATTGTGAAGACTCTCGGTGAATACATGAACAAGTATCCTCAGCTTGCCAAGGGCTGGGAAGCGTTTTATCCGATGGGCGTGCCAGGAGAGTCTATCCCAGATCTCACAAATCGCATCGCCTCGACAGATGTGAAGAGTTTGCCAACAGCGCCTTATGCCGTCGTAGTGTGGATGAATGGAGATGCTGCAGCGGCAGCCACGCCTCAGGAGATTGCTAACCTCATAGACACGACAAAGAAGACATTTTCCAACATACCGGTTGTCGTGACGAGTGTGCTGTCACAGACCGGAGTAGATAACAAAAAGGTGAATGATCTGTTGAAATCGCTCACGCCTACCAAGCCGTTCAGATATGTATATTGCAACGAGACATACTCCCCGTCGTTATTCCCCGATGGGATCATCCCCGAAGTAGATCTTTACGAGAAAATCATCCCGTGCATGCTGCCCGTTCTCATTTCGAACGTGGTGCCTCCTGTACCTCCAGGGTACAAACCCGCCACTCCAAAACCGATACCCGGTCTGGAACAATTCCCAGCGGAATCCATCCTTATCTACGGTGACTCCATCACCAAGATCATGGGAGGATATCTCGACGGAAAGCTCAAGTTCCCGCAATGGAAAGCAATCAAGACATCCGGAGTAGGCGGTAACAGATTTGATGATATAATCAAGCGTATGAAGGCTGCACCTCCCATGTCTCCCAAGGTTCTCATACTCTGGATCGGTACTAACAACACTGATGGACCCCCACCTGATGCTGAAATCGCAACCATGTTTGACACGGCCAAGCAAATTTATCCCAATGCCTAGATTTTTTCGTGGAATGTCCTACCACGCGTCGGCAGAGATGTCGGACCCATGAATGCAGCGATCAAGAAGGCCGCAGATGCACGTAAAATTCCGTTCTTTACATGTGGCACTGATGTCGATCTCACGAAAATGCCCGACGGCCTCCATCCTTCAATAGTAGTTTACGAAAAGCTCATCCCGTGCATGCTGCAAACGGTAGTTTCTGCTTTTGTGACGACCGCGAAAGTGAATGGCAGGGTAAGCGACGTTGTGGGTGATACGGTGAGAATAAATTACAAGGATCCAACTGGGAAACTCAGACTACCCAATGTGAAGAAGCCCAATCATGGTCTGAAGAAGGGAGATAAGGTTGACGTTACTGTGCAAAACAAGGCTCCGTACAATATCTTAGCTTTCGTCAAATCCGCACGAGCGTAAAAGCCAACCATGGTTTCGGGTCGACCTTCTTGACGACCTTCTTGGGAAGTAGAATTTCTATCTTCTGGCGTGGCGATACGTACTCCTTGTTTGCAAACTTGGCGAACGGATTCTCCTTCGGCACGGGTGCGACGAAGTTTTCTTGCGGCTCGAGATCCTGGTTTTCGGGCGCCGGTGGATGATCGTTGTACGTGATGTTGTAGCCATTGTTTATCGAATCGAACTGATCTATGAAACGATTCTCATACCAATCGAGGTACACGACGGGGATACCATCTTTCAAGACGGTCATTTCGCACTCTTCGTGTCCGTATTTATTGAGAGCATTTTTCAATTTGATACACCCCGACGATTGCCTGAGGTGCTCCGTTCCTCGCTGAAAAATAGTTCGCGACGTCTGTCCGACGTACGACTTTCCGTTCCGAAACAAAATTCGATAAATGAGGCCTGTTTTCTCGGCTCTGATAATCATATCTGTTCGATCCGAATATTTTTTTGAATCGAAACGAACGAACCGCATATCGACATCACGATACTCATATATCTTCGCGACGCATATACGGTATATGATGTGTAGCCACGAGACGCGATTCATGTGCGTTTTAGAAGGCGGTGCGAGGTGCGAACGATGTCGAAGGATAAATCGGTTCGAGAATTACCCGACCATCGAGCTGTGCAATTTCTCCGACGGCGAGTGGCGCTGCCCGAACAGCTGCGTGAGTTTCGATTGGAAGAATGGTCGCGCGTTCATCGAAGACGAGTGCCGATTCTGCAACTTGAATCAGACGTTTGCAGTCTTCGGCATCGGTCGCGTTATCGGTACATAATATGTTTGGTTGTTGTATGTGCTGGAGAGTAGACAGAACGATCGTTATTTACGAGCGGTTGACCTTCGAAGAATTTTACGCTAAATATAACGATATATTGATGCCGTATTGCTCGCAGAAGAGATTCTTGAGAGCAAACAGATATAGAAGAATTTTTTACAGAGGTGTCATAAGATCCGGAAACCGCGTATACATCCCTCGCTACTGACGTTCTATGTTATCACGTGTAATTACATTCGGTACATCTTGGCATGATCCTTGAAGAAAGTCTTGAAAGCTCTGCCGGCGTCGCACAGCATCTGCTTCATAGTCCGTCTCGCGACTGGAGTTTCCGTGCCGATAGTCTCGCCCTTGCTGACGCGCATCCAGTGAGGCATATTGTCCTCGGAGGTCATTCTCGGGACGATCTCGGCGCTCTGGCTGGCGAGCATGATCGTTTTATATCCTTCAAAAGATATTTTTTAGATTAATATGACGAACTCGAACGTCTTTCTAAAGATATTCGAGATTCGAGCGGGTGTCGTTTGACCCAGGTATACACCGAGCTATATATCAACGTCGCGTCCGCATTTCCCGTCAAAATTATAGCAGACACCGAAACTCCGCCAGATGATGAAAGTCAACGTCGCGAACGCGTGCGTCAATACCACCTATCACGTCGTTCAAAGCCGCCACGTAGCGCACCGCGATATTAAAAAATATTTCGACGTGGCAAAAAAAATCGCGTTTGACAGCACGGCTTCGTGCGCGATATCTGCTCTGTCCGTTCACGTGGGCATGCTGATGCCGTACCAGGTCGCGGTACAGACCATCCTATCGTCTGCGGACAGCATTGTGGAGAAAAAAGATCGGGCGGGCATGTTGGCAAAACTCCCGTTCGTGATCGCGGCGTCGTGCGTCGACGTCGCCAACGACGACATCACGACGGCGATACAGAACGCGGTCCATCTCGGAGGGTGCGAGGCGATCCACGCCGCTATTCAAGCGGTGCTGTTTTTTCTCAGCACGACGATGACCGTTTTGTGAGTCTCGATAAAATATCGAGATCGTGTTGATATGCCGGAGTTTGTCGTTTGATCTCGGAGGCGCATATCGACAGCTAATCTATAAAAGCAGAGTCAAAAAGAACTGTAACAAATAATTATGTCCGCCGCCAGCATCCATAGTGCCGCCAATATTGTCTGCGACAAGACTCCTGACAACACTTGGCCCGATGGCATCGTCTGCGACAACACTCCTGACAACACTTGGCCAGATGGCATCGTCTGTGATAAGTCTCCTGACAACACTTGGCCAGACGGTATCGTCTGCGATAAGACTCCGAACAATATTTGGCCATGAATGTGCAAAAATATGATTTAAAAATGTAATCACACGATGTTCGTGATGATCTGGTCGAACGGGAGGCCGTATTTACACTCGAGGTTCTTGACGACGGTCGGAGTTATCTCGACCAGAGTGCCGGAAAGCCAAATAGTATTACAGTCTCCGTTGTTCGGCTTACGGCAGCGCAGCCCCACCTTGGAGCCCGTGCCCCAGTATGGATATTTCGCGACGAGCGCGGGGTTCTCGGCCACATTCGAATAATAAATCTTCATAAAGTCGTTCGGCGCGTTGTAGTCGCTGAATTTTTCTTTGTGGAACCAGATGAACGCGGCGATCGCCACCATGAGCAGCGCGATCGCGAGGACGATAAACGCGGTCTTCATTTACATAAACAAAATATTTTAAAAAAATAATATGTAATATCAATAAGTAAGAATGTCCAGCGAAGAGACGGCCAGATCGATCGGTGGTCCGTATCCCATGAATTCGACTCTGAGAGAGGTCTTCGAGGAGGATAGATACAGCCCTCTCGATGCCGCCGAACTGCGTCTGAGTCCGAACGCGGCGACACCCAGTGGCGACCCCAACGTCCAGAGGTGCTTTTCCGAGGCGGAGATTGCGACGAAGTGTCCGAGTTTATTATACAAGCCCGAACCGAAACCTCCGGTTCCCACTCAATGCTTACCGTATACAGAAATGACTTTTGGAGACGGTTACAAGGATATTTACGGAGAGCCCGATTCGGGCGGATTCAAACCTTTCATCGACGCGTCGAAGATCGAGAAATATTCCTCCGGTTCGTGTCCCGTGACCGGCACGCTCCCCGGGAAGAACAACGTGCCTATCGCGATCAAAAACGGTGGCGTCGTGTTCAATTTGCTCCCTCGCGTGGCTCAGTCCGTCCAGAGCATCAAATGGAACAATATGGAGTATCTGACGTCGCCGATGTTCAGCACGGCGGCGCTGAACGTCCCCAAAGGCGCGAGCGACAAGGTGAGTCGCGTGGACGAGGCGGGCGCGGCGAGCAAGGTGAAGACGACGTCGAAGGTGATCAAGGTGACTGCGTCCGACAACTCCGCTTACACTCAGGTTCAAGCGAGCTACCACATGCCTCCTGGATCCATCGTCGACGGCAAGAAAGTCATCGCCAACAACACGCTGTCGAAGACGAACATCGAGAAACGCGTCACCATCGCGGCGAATCGCGTGGTGAGATACCAGACGTCGATAGTGATCGACGGACCGTTCGTTTCTGGTCGTTTCAACGCGCCCACGTTCGCTCTCAAGCCTGAGCTGAAAAAGATTTTCGTCTACAAGAAATCGTCCAACTCGTGGTCGAATCCCACCGACGCGAAGCTGACTCTCGACAAAGACGTGCTCGCCGTGATCTTCACGACGACGGACCACAAGCACGCCATGGGTCTCCGCGTCGTAGATTTTCCACGCCCCCAGAACTTCGGCTCTACATTCACGAACTCGTTCGACATCAACATCGCTCGCGGGACGTCGTCCGTCGCCGTGGCGACGACCCTGACCGTCGGCAATCGGGGAGGGAACTCGGGGGGCATCTACGCGCCCGCCGGGAAGTATTGCGTGACGCAGGACTTCATCTTCGGCACTCTGGAGTACGTCCAGAACATACTGAACAAGGTGCTCGGCGCGACCTCCGGGACGTGCCCCAAGCTGGAATGTCCCAAGGTTCCAGCAGGCACCAAGGTCATCCCCGGCAAGATCGCGAGCGTGATCGACGCCAACAGCTTCACGGTGACCTACAACAACAAGGCGGGCAAGCCCGTTACGACGAAGGTGACCAAGAACAAGCACGCGTTCAAGACGGCCGAACTCG